CGGCTGCGGCGAGAGAAATTGCATAGGCGCGTCATGCTGGTCAAGGGCGCGAGCACCCCGAAAGCACCCGTCATCAAAGAATCGTGGGTGGGCAACCGCAACGGCAAGGAGAAGGGTGACGTGCCGGTGTACCTGCTGAACCCGAATTTGCTCAAAGACGCGGTGTCGGCGGGCATCAATCGCGCCACCCCCGGCCCCGGCTACCACCATTTCCCCACCCCCAAGGGGCCAAAGAACCCGAAAGGCTGGTTGTCGGCCAGTTTCTTCGACGAGTTGAACGCCGAAGTGCGCGGAAAGAACGGCACATGGGTCCAAATTCGCAAGCGCAACGAGTCGCTTGACTTGTGCTGCTACAACCGCGCCGCGTCGCTGCGCCTGGGCGTGGACAAGATCAAGGATTGGGACAAGGCGCCTGCTTGGGCGCGGCCTCTTGCTGAAAATTCTGAGGTCATGCTGTCCGAGGACCGCCGCGCGATGAAAGAGAACGTCATCGTGGCGTCAGTGCCTGTCGAATCGCATGTTGTGGCCCCCGCGCCGAGGGCAATTCGGCGCCCCGCGCGCAGGTCAGCGACCTCGCGATACCTGAGTTGACCGAAATCCTGCCGTTGGTGCGTTCGTTGCCGACTGCGCATCATCCGAGCCACAACCCTAGGTGGATTTTGGCATGGCCGTTACTCAAACCGACATCGACGCGCTCAATACGGCTATCGCATCCGGCGAGAAGCAAGTAATCCTGGACGGTCAGAGTGTCACCTATCGGTCGATCAACGATCTCATCACCGCGCGCAACGACCTGAAAGAGCAACTGAATCGCGAGGCCGCAGCCGCTGCGGGCACGCGCCGACCGAAGCGCACGGTAATCTACTACGCTGGCCGAGGATTCAACTGATGGCAAAGCGCAAATCCAAGGGCGCGACTCGCGCCATGGGCACGTCTGGCACCGCCTCGACAAGGGATGTCAAAGCCAAATACGACGCGGCGGGCCACGGTCGCCGCATGATGGGCTGGAATCCCGCATCAAGCGGCCCAAACCGGGCGATTGTCGGCCTGCAGACTCTGCGCAATCGCTCGCATGACGCAACACGCAACGACTGGTCGGGCGAATCGACATCGCAGAAGTGGACGACGAGCCTGATCGGCATTGGGATTACCCCGCGATTCAAGCGGATCAAGTCCAAGACCCGCAAGCAACTCATCACCGACCTCTGGAACGAGTTTGTCGCGCAATCTGATGCAGACGGCGTGCTCAACGTCTACGGCCAGCAGACGCTTGCTGTGCGCTCATGGCTCGTGGGCGGTGAAGTGTTCGCGCGCCGTCGCTTTCGGCGGCTTGAGGACGGGCTTGCGGTCCCCATGCAGGTTCAGTTGATCGAAGCTGAGTTTGTCCCAATGCTCGACAGCGACGCATGGCCGGGAATGCCCCAAGGCAACAGAATTCGCAGCGGGATTGAACTCGACAAGATCGGGCGCCGCGTCGCCTATTGGATGTATCGGGAGCACCCCGGCGACGGCGCCAGCACCATCACGGCGAACCTGCTGGTACGCGTGCCTGCGAGCGAGATTCGGCACATCATGGAACAGAAGCGCCCTGGTCAACTGCGCGGCGTGCCCGCGCTGGCCCCGGTGCTCGCGCGCCTGCGCAACATCAACGACTACGACGACGCGGTGCTGGAGCGCCAGAAGCTGGCCAACTTGTTCGTCGCGTTCCTGACGCGCACCATGCCCGGCGCCGAGTCCGATATCGACATTGACCCGCTGACGAACCTGCCAATTGAGTGGGGTAGCAACGGTGAGCCGCTGGCTGGCATGCAGCCGGGCATGACACAGGAACTCGACCCTGGTCAGGATGTCAAATTCGCGAACCCGCCCGAGGCGGGCACCACGTACAGCGACTACATGCGGACGGCGCACATGGGTACCGCTGCTGCGTCAGGCATTCCCTACGAATTGTTTGCAGGCGACATCGCGAACGTCAGTGATCGCACCCTGCGTGTGCTGATCAACGAGTTTCGCCGCCTGGCCGAACAGCGACAGTGGCAGATCGTCATTCCGATGTTCTGCCAACCAGTGATCGACTGGTTCGCCGAGGCCGCGCTACTCGCGGGCAAGATCACGGCAGACGAGCTCCCTGATGTCAAGCGCGTTGAGCATGCGCCGCACGGCTGGCAGTACATTCACCCTGTTCAAGACCCGCAGGGCAAGAAGATCGAGGTTGAGGCTGGTTTCCGCTCGCGCAGCAGTGTCATTGCCGAGCGTGGCGATGACCCCGACACAGTGGACGACGAGCGCGCGGCAGACAAAGCGCGCGAGAAGTCGCTTGGCCTGAATGCACCGCCCCCGCCGCCGCCCAACCAGAACAAGCAGCCGCCCAAGAAGCCTGAGCCAACTCAGCACGAGCTCGCACAAATCTCGCTCATCAACACGCAGATTGAAATGCTGCGGCGCGAGCCCCCGGCAGCGGCCAAGGCCGAGGCGCCGCACATCACGGTCAATGTCGGCGGCTCGACCATTGAAAACGTGCTCCCCGAGCAAGTGCCCCCTGTGGTGAACAACACGTTGAACATTCCTGAGACGGTGGTGAACGTCGAGGCGGTGATGCCCGCCCAGCCCGCGCCGCTGGCCCCCATCGTCAACATTGAGAACAACGTGCCGCCCGCTGAGGTCAATGTGACGCTCGCACCTCGCAAAACCGAGACGACGGTCGAGTACGACAGCAAGGGCAACATCAGCAAGGCGACGCAGATCGAGTCGGACCTTGAAGACTCTCCCGCGCAGGAGTAGCGATGCCATGTTTCGTCGCTACAGCAACTGCTTCATCTTCGCCGTGGCGTTGGCGCTCAGGCGCTGGCACACGCGCGGATCACTGTCGTTCCGCAGGAGTGACTGGGGGCGCTTCCCGCACGCGATGTGGGTTGAGCGCAACCACGTCGTCAGCTACAAGCCCATCGACCCAACCAAGCGCCGCTGCCCGCCCTTGCTATTCAAGGGTCGCGTCGTATGGGGTGACAAGCCGCCCGCACAAACAACTGAGTTGAAACGATGACCACCTTTCGCGTTGTCCGCAAGTCCGATCTTGTCGAGGTCTACCGCTACCAGGAGAACGAGCCTGTCGAGTGGATCGGCATGGAGTTCGCAACCCACGATCACGTCGCGGTCGCCGATGAGGCGCTTGCGCTTGTGCCCCCGACGCTGACGATCTGGACGGTGATCGAGTTCAAGCGGCGCATGACCAGTGCCGAGCGCATCGCTGCGCGCAATCGCACGGCCACCGATGCCAATGTCGCTGACTTCATGGACTTGCTCGACAGTGCGCAGGAGGTTCGTAGCGATGACCCCGACGTGGCCGCTGGCCTCGGATACCTGACCTACCTTGGCGACTTGGCACCTGGTCGTGCACAGGAGATTCTTGCATGAGCGACTACTTCATTGACGCATCCGCTATCGGAAACGAGTATCAGGTCTACTCGCATGTCCCGACAACATGGGCAGTGCCTCAGGATGGTAATGGGCTGGCTGGTCCGGGCCATGCGGCGGCGGTTCCGGTATGCGAGTTGACCATTGCCTCGGTCCCGACCAGCGGTGCGATCACGGTCTATGGTGCCAGTGTGACGCTCACTGGAGTGCTGTCTGCCGCCAGCACCGCTGCATGCGCAACAGCGTTGGCGTCATCCATCAATGCCACGACCACCGCCCTGGCGACCGGCGTGTGCAAGCTGCTGCTGCCGCTCAACCGTTTTGTATATGCACGGGTGAAGCCTGGCGGCGGGGCGAACGACAGCATCGTTCAGATCATGTGTCGGATTGCTGGTGCGGACCTGAACTACGCAGGCAATGCAGCAGCGCGTGTGGTCAACACATTCAATAACGCGGCCTTGACATCACCTATCGACTTTGCGGGCGGCGCAAATGGCCCTTGGGGCTACTGGTGGGCCTCATCCCCGGTCTTTGGCAAGGCATACCCTGCGGCCAGTCCGACCTACGGCATTGCCACGAACGCACCCCCAAGCCCTGCGGCGATTTCGGCAACGGCTGACACGATCTACGTGCGGACGAAGCGCAGCGGCGCAAACATCGTTGTCTCAACCTACAACACCAGCGCGGCAAACACCCTCGGCGTGACACTCTTGGCCCGCCGATACGTGTTTGACGCAGGCACTGTCTGGTCCGGCGACAGTGGCGAGTTCGGCATTTCCACCACTTCTTCAAGTGGTTCCGGCACGTCTACGCTCACATTCAATGGCCCGTTCGCCTGGATTGCAGAGGCCCGAGGGGGGATGCGATACACCCATGATGGTGCAAGTCTTGCCGCTGCGCTGTTGCTCCGAAACGCCAACGTCACAGGGTCGGTCGCGGAATTCACAAATGTGATTTTTGAAGAAGGACCGACCTGCGCCGGATTCACTTTCGGCGTCTATGACACGCACTACAACACCTACGACGGCGTGCGCCTGCGCCTGCGGGCTGGGCGACAACTCACCGCAGCCAATGCGAACGGCACACCATGGATTTCTCGGTGGATCGACTGCGACATCGAGTACTATGTGGCTGCGGCAACGCCGGTTGGCATCGTCTCGTTGGCCAACCCCACCGGCAGCACTACCGACACGCTGGTCGAGTTCACGAACTGCCGGTTCACATTTGCCGCGAACGGACCAATCACTCAGCCGTTCTCGGGCACAAATACGAACTCCAATTTCCGCGCGATCTTCAGGAACTGCATCGGCATTCGACCGGAGACGATGCCTGCGCTCGCGTCGAACACGGGCGGCAATCGAAGCCTGATTTTCACGGGTTGCGCCGATCAAGGCAGCGGCACCATTGCGCGATCGTCGATGATCGACAACGGTCATTCGCAAGTGTCTTGGATAGACAACAACACGCTGCCCTACCTGGATGCAGTGGTGCCCACAGGAAGCTACTGGTCGCTGAAAGAACTGATCAAGGCGGGGAGGTCAAGTTGGGTGCATGTGACCTTGGCGTCGCTCTTCGGCCTGTACCGCGCGGCAGACGCCGCGAAAGTGCTTTCGGTGGAGGTTCTGGTCCCAACCGGAGTCGTTTTCAACAAGTCGCAGTTGGGCGCGCGCTTCACGTTCACCGATTCAGCCGGGCAGATCAATCACGTTAGCACGTTAGAGAGCTATGTCAAGGTGATCGCAGGGGCGGCAAACCCCATTGCCACATCGAGCGCCGCATGGTCGCGCGCCAGCAGTCTCGATGCTCGCAAGTTGACGTTCGACACCGCGAGCATTGGCAAGTCAATCAAGCAGGGCACCGAGATTGCTTGTGAGGTGGTTTATATCGGCAATGCCCCCGCAGGGCTCGACAGAACCATCTTCATTCACCCCGAAGTGAAGATCACATGATCACCGCGTTGTTCATGCTGGCACCCGGCCTGGTTGAAGTGGTACACGTTGCCGAGGTTGGCGCTACGACCTTCAAACCAACCGTGTTTGGCACGCCTGGGTGCGCGTATGACCATCAAGATGTGGCAACTGAGTCCTTCGGCGTCTTCGCGCTGACATTGCTCAACCTGGTGATTGGAAGCTCGATCCAGATCGAAGACCAATCAGGCACAACGACGCTCTACAACGGCACAGCGGCTGGCACGAGCCAACTGATCAACCTCGACGCATTTGCGCCCGGCTCAAGCCTCAACGATCTGCGCATCAAGGTCCGCAAGGGTTCGAGCGCGCCGTACTACCAGCCCTATGAGACGCTGGCTACGGCAAGCGTGGGTGCGCAATCAATCTACGTTTCACAGATTAAGGACGATTAATCATGGCCGACATCAACGCTTCAACATTCTCCATCGCCAGCAATGGTGACTTGCGTCAGGTTGCCGCATTCGTACCCGGCACAAGCAGCCCGCACACGACGCTGGAACTGCACAAGTGGTTGCAGGACTTGGCCGACAATGCCGCGCCGAGCGGCGATGACAATGTGAGCATCTTGGGTACAAACCCGTCTGAGTTGGCGGGTAAGCGCAACGCGAGCCGCCCGATGGCGCTCACACTGTTGAACAGCGTCAACATCGACGACGCGACTGCGCAATGGTTCCAGTTCGGCTCGATTGAACAGTCTGCGGGCGCGGTGTTGTACACAGGCTTGAAGTCCATCGGAACAATCGTGGCCGCGAGCCCGATCTACATCATCCAGAGCGCCGCCAAGGTGACGAAGTATTGGGCGAATGGTCACATCCAAATCTTGCTGAAAGCCAAGACGGCGGGCGCGCTGATCGACTCTGGAAACGCGACGGTGTACAGCCGCAAGTATGGGCAGACCTACTCGCACTTCGATGTGAACCTCGCAGCAGGCGGCGAACAGAACGCCGCGCTCGGCACGTCGATGGACAGCAATATCGTGCTGAGTGCCGCAGCAGCCGAGGCGATCTGGAACACGATCACGGTCGTTGCTGGGGACACGACCCAAGACCTGGGCGGCGGGCAGGGTTCCAAGTTGCACAAGGGCACCATCACACTGAACGGCACCACCACCCTGGCTGATGCCTATCAGGCCCTGATGTGGGCGTGCAGCGAGAACTCGACGGCGACCATCGCATCTGTGCCCGGCTATCGCTATCGCGTGCTCAACGCTGCCTATGCCGAGAACGCGCCCGCGCCGTTTGGTACGTTCGCGGGTGGCAAGTGGTTCGTCGCGCAAGGCTGGTGGCTCGCTGGCGTGATGTCCGCCGACTCGAAGAACTACCAACTGACCAGCCATGACGGCACCGTCGAGACGCCGCCAAACACCGTCACCGTGACCATGAACGGCGTCGTCAGCGGCGACTATGTGCTGGTGGCGCGCGACGACGGCTCGGGCGGCATCCTGAGCAACGAGTACACAGTCAGCGCCACGGCTGCGGCGACCACCGTTACCGTCCCATCGCTCAAGTCGGACACGCCTGCGAGCGGGGTCATTCGCATCAATGGTGACCGCTACACCTACACCAGTTGGACCGGAACTACCGTGAGTGGCCTGAGCCCTGCGATCAAGGCAGGCGGCTACACGGCAGTGCCCGCGTTCATTCCGCTGATTGACGCCGTTGCCGCAGGCAGCACGATCAGCAGCGCGGCCATGCAGTACAGCAGCGGCTTCACATGCCGCTACCGCGTGCGCAACGGCGGCGCGTCTCCGGTCGTGCCATTCGAGTCCACGCTTGCCGTTACCGCGACGGGCGGCTCCGGCACGGCAGTGCGCAACGCCGACGAGTAGTCATGACGATCACGGTCGATTGGGTCAACAAGGTCATTGACTCGTCGGCGTCGATCACGGACCTACCGGCTCTGCATGCAGTGCTGCGCGATCTGGAGGACGATGCCACGGGGGCGATATACCCCGTCACCCACACCTGGAAAGCTGTGTCGCTGGGGTCCGGTGCGTTCTTCTACGCGCTGGAGTTGGTGAATGGCTATCAGCTTCGATTTCCGACGCCCGGCGACTACACCATCACAGGGAACCTCGGCGGTCCGATCATCCCTGTTGCTGGGGTGTACGTCGAGCGCAAGACCAGCGCCGCATTCTCGACAACGGCGGTCGGTGGTTCGGGTCCGACCGCTGGCGACATCGCCGCTGCCGTGCTCTCTGCGCTGCAGGCCACCACCATCCCCGTTGACATGCGCAAGGTCAAGGGTCAGGCGATCACCGGGGCAGGGTCTGCGGGCGACCCGTGGGGGCCTGCGTGAGTAGCGCATGGGGTCAAGCGTTCGGGGTCGCCTTCGGTAGCGCCTGGGGCGCGCTGGTCACACCTGAGCCAACCCCACATAGCGGCGACTTCATCAAGTGGGGGCTCGGCCCCGAAATTCGACCCGAGAAGAAAGAGCCGAACAAGACGCGCCTGCAACTGCAAAACGAGGCGCTGCTGATGGTGCTGTTGCACTGAGTTCCGAAATTCTGCCGTTGGTGCAAACGGCACGCCCCCGACATCATTGCGCCAACTTTGACTGATCGAAAGCGCGCGATGGGCATCGAGAACTACGGTACTGAGGATGGTTGCGCGTCATGGCGCCAACACGTTGAGGCCCGTCTTTTGGAGGACGGGGAAAGAATGGCCCGCATGGAACTCAACTTGCGTGAGAACACCGCAAGCACCAAGAAAGTAGAGACAAACACGTCCGACCTGGTAGAGGCGTTCAGCAATCTCAAAGGCGCGTTCAAGGTGCTCAACTGGATCGGCAAGATGGCAAAGCCGCTGGGCTACAT